AAGTGAAAGATATCGATTATGCAGACCGGAAGTCAGCGCATTGAGTTGAGCTTCTGTTGTTATATTCCCCAATGCTTCGGTTTGCGACTTCAAAGTATTGCTGTTTAACGTATCAATATCTGCCTTCAGAGCGTTCATTCCGCCGGATGCATCAGCAGTCAAATTGCTCGTACTCAGCGTTCCGTTTGTCGCGATCGCCGCCGTCGCCTTGTACAATCCCTCCGCCAGGCTGCTGTGATTCCGCACATAGACAAACTGCCCGCTTGCGATCGCCGCATGGGTATTCCCATCGGCCACAATTGCAAGCCCATCCTGAAGGTTCGCAATGGCCGGGAGCTGATTCGGGTTCGACCATTCCGTATCATAATTTGTGGCACTGTGCTTCACCAGCATCTGCCCGGCAGAACCGCCAGAAGGCACACCGGGGCCGGTCGCTCCGGTCGGCCCCTGAATCCCCTGAGGCCCCTGGGGGCCGGTTGCGCCCGTTGCACCGGTATCGCCCTTCGCCCCCTGTTCGCCCTGGGGCCCCTGAATTCCCTGAATCCCCTGAGGCCCCTGGGGGCCACGGTCGCCAACTACCTTACCCAAATCAAGCTGAGGCATGTGTCGTTCCTCCTTAATCGAATGTGTATATCAGATGTCCATTGGAATTGATGGCGAAATCCGGCGGGTGGCCGATCCCTTCAGCGTAATCAAGAATCAGATGGCCGTCCTCGTTGATCTCAAATCCGAACTCCGTGGCCTGCACCCGCACAACCGCATGGCTGCCGTCACGTCCCGGTTCACCTTGGGGGCCTTGGATACCCTGCGGGCCTGCCGGGCCGACAGGGCCCTGTTCACCTCGCGGGCCGGTGGCTCCAGTTGCACCCTGAGGCCCGATAGGCCCCTGTGCTCCGGTTGGCCCTGCTGGCCCCTGTGCGGCGACGCCGCTGTCCACCCACTGCTGCAGCGAGGCATCCCAGATGATCCAGTGCCCGTTCTCGATCTTGGGCTGGAAGTGCAGCGCATCCTCTGCCGCTTCAGCAGATTCCTGCGCGTCCTCCGCTGCCGTGACCGTTTCCGTCCGGAGCTGGGTCATCTGCTCCATCCATGTCTCCTGTGCCACCGGAGTCTCTCCGCTGGCCTGATCAATGGATTCACGGACGAAACTTTTCACAACCGCGCTCTTTCCGCGCTTGGTTTCCACGTCCGTCAGCCAGATCTGGATCTGACCGTACCCAGCCTCGAGCCCCACGTCCCCGGCGGCGACCGTCCACTGGAGGATCCCGTCCTCCGTCATGGCCGCGCCGGTGATATATGCGTCCTCCTGCCCCTCGCCGGGCCGGATATGGACGAGTGTGGCCACGCCGTCAGGAAACACCTGCAGCCATGGCCGCATGTCAAACTCAATCGTCCGGAAGGCGTTCTCGCCGGTATACCCGATCTCGATGACTCCCGGAAGATGACCGATGTCGTACATCTTCAATCACCTCTGATATATGTTGATGTTGAAAGAGCTTTATTGTCCGCCGGTTCCGGTTGACCAGATGGCCGTATTGCTGGCGTTGTAGAGCACAAGATTCCCGTCCGACTGCATCTTCAGCTTGTACCCACCGGCCTTTAGTACAACGTTATTGTCTGTACATTCAACAATGTTTTCAGATCCTGATTTGCTTGCAGGAACCTTACTGGCCAGTGCTGTTCCGATGTTGGTGCCGCCAACTGTCAGGTTAGTAATGTAAGCATTTGCAACAGGATAACTGGAAGAACCCAAAGCCTTTGAATAGATCCCTGACAACTGCGCATACGTTTGTCCGACATAAAAACTATCGCTGGAAGAATACAAGGATATGGCATTGTTTCCTCCGGCGTATGAATCGGTTAACTGCACAGCGCCAACATTTGTCTGACTTGCTGACTGCCTCAGCTGAAATTCAATATGCCCTTTGGACATTCCAATAAACGTCAACGGCAACCTGTTCCCGTTGAGTCTGGTGTTCACCGAATTTGTTCCGATACCATATTCGTAAGATGAAGATGTTCCGGAATCCCATTTAGTAGCCCACAGTCCGTTATTGTCAAAATGCCACAGGGCGTAGTTGTTGGAACCAGAAGTACCTTCAACTATGTGAACGCCGTTGTTGTTCCAGTATCCGACCTCTGTGCCGTTTGCATTCAAAATGCTCAGAGAACCGTTGATATTGTTTGAGCCTCCAAGCGTCAACGTACCGCCTTTGATCCTGTCCGCATTCAGGTGGCCCGTCTTAATTTCGTCTGCATTTATGTTGATAACGGAAATAATCGATGCATTGATCGTGCCGCTCGTAATGCATCCAGCATCCAGCGTACCAGCAAACGTACCGGTCGCACCATTCAGCGCACCCTCGAATGTACCATTCTTGGCGTATATGCCGTCCTTGTTCCAGTATCCGATCAGAACACCGTTGGCATCTTGAATCTGAAGCTGACCGTTTCCGTTGTTTGCACCGCCCAGCATCAGAGTGCCGCCGACGATCTGATTACCTGACAGGGTGATGGCGCTGACAGTGTTGGCACTCAGCGTTCCATTGAATGTTCCGGTCGCAGCATTGAGGGAACCCTTGAAAGTACCGGTCGCTGCGCTCAGTTCTCCGGCAAATGTTCCGGTTGCCGCCGACAGCTCACCCTTAAATGTGCCTCCGGCTGCGTTCAGATTCCCGGAAAAAGTACCGGTGGCTGCTGAAAGCTCTCCGGCAAAAGTACCCGTGGCTGCGGAAAGTTCTCCGGCAAACGTGCCACCGGCTGCGCTAAGGTCACCGGCGAAGGTACCGGTTGCAGCAGAAAGCGCACCATAGAATGTGCCGCCACCATTGAATGTGACATTCCCCTGGGCATCAATGCCGAAGTTCCCGGAGGCGACAGTGAACGTACCCCCGGATTTGATATCGATGTTGCCGCCACTCTTGACGTTGATCGTTCCGTTGCTTTCAACATCAATGCCTCCGTAGCCTTTGATGTTCAGCTTTCCGTTGCTCTGAATATTCAGCTCGGAATTGGCTTTGATATTCAGCGTTGCGGAATAAATGTTCAGCTCTGTTCCGGAATTCAGATTCAGGTGCTTGCTGCCAGAAATATCGATACCAACCGGCTGAATGGTAATGCCGGATACCTGACCATATTTGTCGCTGACCTGCGCGCTGATCTCATCGATCTCGATCCGGAAGTCGGCAATATCGCCCTCCATGTCAGAAACAGCTGCTTCGATCTCTCCGTATCGGATGACGATCTCAGCCATCTTTCCCTCATCGTCCACAAGACGCTGACGGAACTCCTTGTTCATATCCTCCAGCCGCAGCCGCCCGAAACGCCGGTAGATATCATCAAAAACCTCGTCCAGCTGAACGATCAGCGCTTTCTCCTGCCGATCCCATCCGGCAGGCACCCGCAGCGGCTGATGCTGCTGAATAGTCGAATACTCACTGCTCATGCCTGCCACCTCAATCCGGATCCGTCTCCGCGATGATCAGCATCCCGCCGATCAGCCGCCAGGGTGCGCCGGTCGTGTTGTTCGTCTCGATGATCAGCCGGAACCGGCGACCGGTACCGCCGAAGTGCAGCCGCTTCTGCTTGAAGCTCTTGTTGTTCCGCAGCTCGGTCGGCTTCAGTGGCAGCACGGTGTAGCTCTTCCACTTGATCTTCTTTTCTGTCTGGATGCCGAACCGGAAGGTGATCTGCCGATCCTGCACCTCTGGGGTGAAATACAGATCGAAACCGCCCTTGCGGATATCCTGCCGCCCGAACATCATCCATGGCGTCACCCATCTTGTGGATCCTGTCCGTGCCTCGCCGGTCACCCAACTGTCCCACCGGATCTCCAGCACCTTGCCGGGCAGGGTAGAGGAGGTGGCATACAGCCTGTCCTCCGTCTGCATGAAGGCCTCGATGTGGATATCGTCGTAATAGAGGATGGTGCCGTCCTGGGTGTTGTAGATCAGCAGCGCGTTGTTGACGGTGCTGTTTCCGGTCGGGATTGCCAGATAATACCGCTCCTGGAACAGTACACCGCACATCTGGTCGATAGCTCCCTTGTTGATCGTCCGCCAGATGCCGTCGATCCGGTCGCGCATATAGGGGTTGACAGACAGCCCGTCATACAGTGCCAGCCCGTCCTTCTCGGCCATCAGGATGCGCTCGGTGTCCACAGCAATCGTGTTGACGAATGGAGCGCCGCCGCCGTACTGTTCTTTGAACGTATACTCACCTGGATCGGTTCCCAGGATTCTCCACACCCGGTTCTTCTTGAAGGCGATCAGCTGGCTGCCGAACGCCCGCAGTGCTGTAAATGAGTCGCCGTCCCAGCTGGGCTGAATGATGTCGCCCGCGCCGTCCTCCGGAATCTCCTGATTCGCCTCCCAGTTGGTCGGGTCAAATGGCGCGGAATAGACGAGCATGTCCGGGTCATCCTCGATGGCCCCGCCCCAGATCCGCTCGGCATACCGTTCGATCACGCCGAACTTTTTTGGAGTCGTGATCGCGGTGACGGTGAAGTTGTCCCCGCGCACCATGATCATGCCGTCTTTGGTGTTGGAAAGCAGCAGCACGTCCACACTGGATTCGCTGCCCTGGGGATTGATTTCATATGCCGCCCAGCTCCATACATTGGACTGGTAGGCGGTCACCCCGGCAGGGAAAGGAAGCTGCACCCACGCTGCGGAGGTTGACAGCAGGTAATACAGCTTCCCGCCGGTGGCGGCAAAGAGTACTTCCTTTTCCTCCGCGCCTGAGTACCAGCGCCGGTAAAGATGCGCCAGTGTTTCGACCCGGCTCTCGAAACTGTAAGGAAGAACCTCCGGGGACGCCGGAGGCTGCAGGACGCCTGCAGGAGTTTCGACGTTCTTTTCCTCAACGGCGTACCGGATGTCACTGTCCACGCCGTCACCATACTGGCTCAGTCCGGCGAATCCGGAGATCGTGATGTCCGCGTCATATGCGTTCAGTCTGAAGTACGCCATTGATTACTCACCTCGGTATGTTAAAAAAGTTTTTGTACCTTTTAGGGTTTCCGTCCTCATCCATGCCATCCGCGCCGCCTTCATCGGCGACCCTTGCCAGCATCCGCTCGAAGCTTTCGCGGTACGCGTAGCCTCGCTGTTGCTTCTGGGGGTTGCCGTTCCGGTAGATCAGCCATGTCGCCCAGTCGGCCAGATAGCGGTGCGTCCATTCAGGGGTGAGCGGTACGTCCGTATCCTGCGCCAGTCGTGGATACTCGACCTTGGCATACGCCGTGTGTACCTTCGCCCAGACCTTGACCAGCATGTCGTACGCTTCATTGATGTAGTCCACGATATGCGGCTCGAAATCGGCGATATCATCCTCGTCATTGTTCGACTGGAACATAACATGGTATTTGATCTCTCCCAGCGTCATGGCATTTCACCTCACAGCTTTGGATAACGCGCTTTCAGCGCCATGAATACCGGGACGGGGACGTCCACCTTTTCACCGCGCTTGATGTAGTAGATGTTGTCACCATTCTCGTTGGACAGGGTAACGTGCTCGTACTGATCGACTGCCAGACCGGCATCGCCCGGATCCTCCAGCTCGGGAAGGAAAACTTCAACCGTCGGGCCTTTGTAGGAGTTATCTTTTCTCTCGACTGCTGTAGTCAGCGAGTCATGTTCCAGCGTTGTTTTCGTAGCCATGTTTCCATACTCCTTTCAGAAAAGAGGGCCGCCCCTATCATTCAGAGGCGGCCCATGTAGATTAGTCGCTTACGCCATGCTCAATCCGGACGATGAAGTCATCCTGGATAACCGCACAGGCGAAATGCGGAACCTTCCAGCCGATGGTACCGCGCTGATCCAGCGGGTCATCGGAGCCGGAGCTTCCCAGCGGCTTGACGATAATCCGAATGTTCGGCTTGCCCTTGCCGCCCAGCTTGACCAGGCCGAAGGCGTCCTGACCGTAGATGATGGAGGCATGAACCTCATCGCCGGAGCTCGCGCCGCCGGAGGGAACGATCTTCAGGCTGTTGGTGGTCGTCCAGTCGGTGACGGTATCCGGCGTCCAGCGGAAGACGATCTTCTTCTCTGCGGGATACACGCGCTCGATGCACATCGGAGTCACGTAGTCCACGGTGGACTTGGTGTACTGCACGTAGACCAGTTTGCCGGTCAGCTCACGTGCTTCGTCCTCGGAGATCGCGTCGGAAACCGTCATGGTGCGGCTGTCCTTGTCGAAGTTCGCAGCGGCGGTCAGAGCGGTCTTGGTGCCGTACAGGTACGTCTCGTTGATGAAGATCTTGCCGTTGTCCACCTCGAAGAACTTCACCTTGTAGATGGTGCCAAGCTCGTACTGCTGTACGCGGCTGTCGTTCTGGTAGGTGGCCACATCGATCCAGTGGCTGTCCTGCGTCAGATCGAAGTAGGTGTCGTGGTCGATCTTCGCATGATAATAGCCGTCAGGGAAGGGCTGCGCACCCTTGTTCTTCAGGCTGCGAACCACGCGCTTGATCACCGCGTAGGTCAGGATGTTGCTCTTGGTCAGCGCCGCACGGGAGGTCACGCTACCAGGATACATCACGTTCAGACCTGCCATAATCTGGTCGCGACCAACAGTGTCAATGGACAGCCGGGCCTGCCTGTTCAGCCGCTCGGCGATTGCATCGGTCTTGCTGTCCACATGGAACAGATCCAGTTCATCCGTGTAGGGCATATAGCCGCCGTACGGCTTGGTCATGACGGAGAACGCGGTCTCGGACAGCTTCTGGCCGTCAGGAGTCACGCCTTCGTACAGAGGCTTGGTGATCGCGGGCAGCTCTGTGTAGCGGAAGAACGTGACGTGCTTGCCGTTGTTCTTCGGCTGCTCGATCATCTGCGCGTCCTGCAGGTAGCCCAGGTTCGGCTCCACGTTTTTCAGGGCACTGCGCTGGAGGTAGGATTCCAGCAGGGTCGGCTTAATGCCAGCATCATAGGAATAATTCATGTTGTCGTAAACTGCCATAGGGTTTTACACACTCCTTATCTTTGAGTAATGCGAGCCCCTTCCCGGATCCGTTTCTCGAGCTTATCGAACTGCTCATCACTCATAGAGTCAATGGCGTTCTGCTGATACCCGTTCGCCCCGTTCGGGGATCGCATAGGAGACGGAGCTTTTTTCTTCGGCTTCCGCATTGCTTCAGCCACATCGTAGAAGTCCATCTCTCCGGAAATTACTTTCTGCTTGATGTCGGGGTTCCTATTGAACTCAGCGATGACATCAACCCCGCTGCGTTCCCTGATCCTGTCCGCCTGATGGGACAGCATATTGATCCGTGCGGAAACCGCCGGATCATCCTTGGAAGTGAATTGGCCCTTGTCATTCCGGGACTGCTGCGGCTGTTCGGAGGGCTGTTCCTGTCCCTGCCGGTAGCGCACAAGCTCCAGCGCCGTATCCAAGTCCTTGACCTTTCCGGAGCGAACCAATTCATTCGCTTCGTCCTCAACCATCCGTGCCCGGATCGGTGCCATCTGCCGCTCGAACTCCGCCCGCATCCGGGACTCGGTTTCCGCGACAGCTCGCTGCACCGCTTTGTCTACCCGCTTCTTAATCCATCCCGGTTCGCTGGATCCTTGCGTTTCCGCCTTGGGTTCTTCTGCGGGCTGCTGCTCCTCTTCGGTTTCACCGTCAAGGAACTCGTCGATGCTCTGGGCTTCCTCCTCGACTTCCTCTACCAAACCCTCCGGTAGCGCGTCGTCCGCTACGGGTTCAGTTTCCTGGGGTACGACCGTTTCGTTCAGCTCCATGACTGACTCCTTTCATCCATCCGTGAAAACGCGGCGTGGGTGGTTATATATGCAAAGCCCGCCGGACTGTCAGCGGGCATTACATCATAGGTGGTATTTCCTGTCCGGTCGGCTGGCCCATCACACCGCGGGCTTGATCGACCGCTTCCTGCTGTCCTCGCCCGACCTGGGCAAGCGCGTTCGTCATCTGAGTGTTGACCCTGCGGAGGCTGTCCCGTTCCTGCTGCATCTGCTGCATCTGCTGGCCCATCTGCTCCACCTGCTGCTGCATCTGCTGCATCTGGCGCTGATAGCTTTCGTTCGCCTGGATCACCGGCAGGATACGATCCTTGCCGTCGAGGTTCAGAATCTGGAACAGGGAAGACAGCGGGAAGAACTGCTGTGCCTGTGCGCTCATGGTGTACGCCTCCATGAACATCTGGTTCTGGTTCGCGATCCGCTGCGGATCCCGGCTGGACACCTCGATCTGCACGGTGTAGGGCGGGGGATTTACGGCACCCTTTGTTTTCTTCCCGAACATCCGTTTGCTGTCCACCCGCACCTGACGGTTGACGTTCCGGCCTGTGATCATCACCACGCGGTTGTCATCGTAGAACTGGGCCATCAGCCAGACGATCTGTTCGACGATCTGCTTGAAGCCGTACTTCAGCTGCTCAGTCCGCATGGATGCCACTTTGCCGCCAGCCTGAATCAGGCTGTTGATGGCTTTTCCGGACACGATGCCTCCGGTGGTCTCGCCGCGACTAAACTGGTTCGCGCCGCTGTCCTGTTTCAGGTCGGTCTGCATCTGGAGCATCATCTGCTGGATGGAATTGGGGAACGGGTTGCTCTGCATCCAGTTCCAGTCCCGGCCCTGCTCAACGCTGTTGCCCTCGATGATATCGTTCTCGAAATCCGCCAGAGCCTCACGGTCAATGCCGCTTTCCTTGCGGACGACCATCCGACCTTTACTGGCATACCGGGCGTTCATGTCCATATAGCTGGCATATCGGTTGATGTACCGCATCATCGGAGCCAGCTCATGCACAAGGCCCTCTCCCGGAATGCTGCCCTCACGGCTGTCATGGACATCGATCACAAACGGATACATGCCGTGCGCATAGACATCCGTCGTTTTATCCAGCAGAGCATTGCCCGCCGCATAGGCCACGTTGATCGTGTACCGCTTTGAGCTGGCGCTGTATTCGCGCCACCAGTACTCGATCATCAGCGCACGTTTCTCGTCGTTGGCGTGATCCGCGTCCTCCTGTCCGTCCGTCATGCCCACCAGGTTATGCGCCCCGTCATCAGCACCGACGAACTTTCCGGCGTCCGGGTAATGCTCCCTGTACCAGCTCAGTGGATGCCACGAGACCTTCATGACCGCCCGGCAGTCCTGGATGTTATCTGCCATCGGATCCCACAGGAAGGCCTCAATCGGCCAGCGGATCAGGGCAATCTCGCCCTTGCCGTACGCCATGTCCGGATCCCATGCGATCTGCGTGATCGCCGTCCCGGGGCCGTAAAAGTCCTCGCACCGACGGTAGTGCAGCTGCTCAAAGTCGTTGGCGTTGTACACAACGTAGTGCACCATGTCCTGAATGTCATCCGCAGCTCCCTGCATTTCCGGCGATTCCGGCATCAGCCGGGCTTCCGGCATAGACAACATCTGGTCGGCGACCACGTTGTTGACCGTGCTCTTGAGCGTCTGCAGCTGGAGGGTCTTCTTGCCGTTTTTCTGAACTACTTCAGGATCATCCTGATCCGGGTCTTCCATGTGCATGATCTTCCGGATGTCCTTCGCTTCATCGTGGAACGGTCGGTTCATCTCCTCAAAGATTTCCAGCCGGTCATAGATGGTTTCGAGCAGCTCCTTGTCCTCATCGTCCAGCGGCTGCTCCTCCAGGAAGAACTCCTCCTGAAGCTCCTTCTCTTTATCAGTCACATCACCACAACTCCTTTAATCATCGTCGAGCGGATCGAACGGCTTGTATGTCTCCGGCGGGCGCTTGACGGGGGGGATGGGGGGGTCGC